GCTGCTGAGTTGTTAGAGTCTGCTGTGATGATGAGTATGTCTGGGCCGTGGCACAATGGATAAGTGGCGCACACCAGAGGCGGCTGATTATCGTAAGCTGTATCACACAAAGCAATGGCGCACGCTGAGAGAGCAAGTGTTGTTGCGTGATCTGTTTACGTGCCAGCACAAAGGATGCAAGGCTATGCTCAAGCGTGGTCGGTCACACAAACGGTCAGCAGTTGTTCACCATTTAACACCGCACAAGGGCGACCTAGACCTGTTCTTTGATGTGGATAATTTGCAAGCTGTGTGCTGGTCGTGCCACTCAGGTGACATCCAGTCTATCGAAAGCAGGGGGTTTGATGTTACGATTGGTGAAGACGGATGGCCTATTGATCCCAACCACACGGGCAACGAATGATTAAATTGTTATGGTCGAGGCTAGAAAATATTCCCCGCAATGGGGGGGTGGGTCTGATCTCTAGGACGATTTCCCCTCCACCGGCGTGCGTAACTTACGTTTTGCGCGTTTACGAAAATAACCAGAGGAAAAACAGATGAGCCAGAAAAAAAGATCTGACAAGAATAGCGTCACAGCAGCGCTTGGCGGCTTTAAAGGTGCTATGAGTGGCGTCCCTTTACCGCAGGGTGTGGACTTGCGTTCTGATGAAGAAATGGTAATCTGGGACCAGTTCACGCGCGCACGCGCGAGGGAAGACTGGCGGGACATGGATTTGATCTTGCTGGCAAAGGTGGTTCGCATGGAGTCGGACATCCGAAAGCATCAGGAAACATTGGATAAATCGGGCGTGCTTATACAGAACAAGCGCGGCACGCTAATTCCCAATCCACTGCTGGCTGTGATCGACACTTTAGAGCGCCGCCAGATGGCAATTATTCGGTCAATGTCTTTAAACCAAATGCACTCTGATCCGCGAACAATAAACGCAGCGGCAAGGGCTACGGTTGACGCTAGGTCCACAATGCAGTCTTTTAGCGACGATGGTTTAATTGCAATGCCAAGGACGAATTAATGGAATTTTACGAAAACAAAATTGTCTTGGTGGAGGATTTAATACCTTACGCCTTAAACAGCCGCACTCACAGCGATGCGCAAGTTGCGCAGCTTGCAGCTTCCATTCGGGAATTTGGATTTACAAACCCTGTTTTGGTTGATGAAAATAATAACCTTATTGCTGGTCATGGCAGATTGCTTGCCGCTCGAAAGGCAAAAATGGAAAGTGTACCTGCCGTAGTGGTGGCGGGTTTAGATGATAGGAAGCGCCGAGCGTTGGTTATTGCCGACAACAAATTAGCTTTAAACGCAGACTGGGACGAAGAAGCCTTGCAGGTTGAACTTCAAGATTTGGCTGGTGACTTTGGTTCACTGATGGGATTTAGCGAAAGTGAACTTGTTGATCTTTTAAAGTCCAACGCTGCAGATGAAGAAAACTCATATACGCAAAAAGTTGAAGCGCCGTCATATGAGCCAACAGGCGAAAAGCCAGAGCCTGAGTCCCTTTACAGCAACAGCAAGACGGTTGATTTGCTTCAGTCCCTTGAAGCCGCAGATATTACCGACGATGAACGCATCTTTTTAACTTTGGCTGCTGCAAGACATACTGTTTTTAACTTTGAAACCATTGCAAACTATTACCCACACGCATCCAAAGAGTGCCAAGAACTAATGGAAGACAGCGCGTTGGTTATAATCGACATTGATAAGGCGATTGAGAACGGTTACGTCAGCATGTCAGAAAAAATATCACAGCAATATTTGTCGGAATATCCTAATGAAGAATAAAAAAAGCAATTTTGCCGCTTTTATTTTGACCCATGGTCGAGCCGATAACGTCATTACATATGATAAGCTGCGCAAACATGGCTACACTGGCAAAATATACCTTTTGGTTGACGATGAAGATGATCAAATAGCGGACTACAAAGCAAAATACGGCGATCAGGTTGTTGTTTTTAGCAAGCAAGATGCAATCGACATGACCGACAGTGGCGATAACTTTAACAAACGAAATTCTGTCGTGTATGCAAGAAATTATAGCTTTAAGGTTGCGGAGCAGTTGGGTGTAAAATACTTTCTGCAGTTAGACGATGATTATACTCAGTTCCGATATACGTTTGATAATGATAGGAACTATATTACAAAAAACATAAATATCAACAACTTGGACGTTGTTCTGGACGCAATGTTGGAATTTTATATATCCAGCGGCGCTATTACACTGGCCATGTCTCAGGGTGGCGACTTTATAGGCGGCGAAGGTTCTAATGTTGCGAAGCAGCACGTCAAAGGCAAGTTTAGCCGAAAAGCTATGAACGCATTTTTCATGTCAGTAGACCGTCCATTTAAGTTCATGGGAAGAATTAACGAGGATGTTAATGCTTACACCGAGATTGCTAGGCGCGGCGGTTTATTTATTACAGCGCCTCGGATCAGGCTTGAGCAGGGGCAAACCCAAGCGAATAGCGGTGGCTTAACCGATATTTATTTGGATTTAGGCACCTATGTGAAATCATTTTACAGCGTAATGTACGCGCCTTCTTGCGTCAAAATCGCAGAAATGGGAGTGCATAGCAGAAGATTGCACCACATGGTAAAGTGGAAACACGTTTGTCCTATGATATTATCTGACGAGCATAAGAAAAAATGAAGATAGGCTTTACAGCGTCCGCTTTTGATCTGCTGCATTGCGGCCACGTATCAATGCTTGAGGAAGCAAAGTCAAATTGCGATTATCTTATTTGCGGGCTTCATGTGGACCCGTCTTTAACTCGCCCATCAAAAAACAAGCCTTCCCAAACATTGGTTGAGCGTTACACCCAATTAAGGGCGGTGTCTTTTGTCGATGAAATATTGCCTTACGAAACAGAAGAAGACATTATTGATATTATGCTTTTAAGGCGTGTTGGCGTGAGAATAATTGGCGAAGAATACAAGAACTCAGAATTTACAGGATTTGATTTGCCTGTGCAGACCGTATTTAATAAAAGGCTGCACAGGTTTTCTTCAAGTGAACTTCGTTCTCGATTTACTCTTTAAAATCTTTCTTTATGCGTGGGCGCATTTCCAACGCAGCCAAAAAGCCGTTAATTTGGTGGTTTAATTCTTTTTTTGTTCGATGTCCAAGGCCAAAAGGCGCGGTTGAGCCTCTATTAATTTCTACATGCCTCATAAGCATATAACCTCCGTAGGCCTGACTTATATAAAAATGCCCAATATTTGTAAGCAAATTTCCGTTTTCATCTTCTGTAAACCTTTCCGTAGGGCTTCCAGTCAATGTGTTCATAAGTTCAACTTTTTCTTGAAGTCTTTGAATTGTTATCGGCATTTTATTTTTCCTTATGCGTTTTGAAGATGAGCGTGCGAGCCAGTTGCGGTTACGGCGTAAATCATGGTTCTGCCGTCGTCAAAGTTGTTATTGGCATATGATACAGCATCGTCTAATGTGTTAAAAACTTTGCGGATTCTGTCGCTAGGCTTTCTGCCGCGAATTGCTGTAAAATATTCTGCGTTGTCTAGGCAGTGCTTTTCCCAAGGTATCATTTTTTTTCTCCATTAGTGTTGCTAATTAATGTAATAAATTGTAGCATTAAAGTTGTAAACACTTTTAACACAAAAAGGCAAATAAATGACCAGAGGCGAAAAAGTATGCCAATTCATAGAGACGTTTTGCCTTGTACCAGAAGGAAAGTTGGTTGGTCGTCCTATCAAGTTGCTTCCGTTTCAAAGAAAATTTATTTTAAGCATATATGATAACCCAAAAGGGACGGGCCGTGCTTATTTGTCTGTAGCCAGAAAAAATGGGAAATCAGCTTTGATTTCTGCCATTCTTCTTGCTCATATTGTTGGGCCTGAAGCTAGGTTAAACAGTCAAATTATCAGTGGGGCCAGAAGTCGTGAGCAAGCTGCGTTGGTTTTTAACTTGGCGGAAAAGATGGTCAGACTGTCTAATAGGTTGGGGCAAATTATAAAAATTGTTCCTTCTAGAAAAAGTTTAATTGGTTTGCCAATGAATGTTGAATATAAAGCAATCAGTGCCGAGGCTGGAACTGCGCACGGTCTGTCGCCTGTCTTGGCAATCTTGGATGAGGTTGGTCAGGTGCGTGGCCCGACTGACAGCTTTATTGAGGCAATCGAAACGGCGCAGGGGGCGCACGACGATCCGCTTTTAATTGCGATCAGCACGCAGGCTGCAACCGATGGCGACCTTTTCAGCATCTGGCTAGATGATGCGGCAAATGCCAAGGACAAGAGGATCGTGAGTCACGTTTACACCGCGCCAGAAGACTGCGAGGTTATGGACAAGGTCGCTTGGAAGGCATCCAACCCTGCGCTGGGCGAATTTCGCAGCCTTAAAGACATTGAAGATTTTGCAAGGCAAGCTGATCGACTGCCAGCTAAAGAAAACAGCTTTCGTTGGCTGTTTTTAAACCAGCGA